AGACGCCGCTGCTCCAGCAATACCACTGCCGGCATCCATTGCTCTTGAAGCACCCTCACCTAAAATACCAAGGCTTGCAGTTTCTATGCTTACGCCATCTTGAATTGTAATTGGTGTAGGCATATATAAAGCAACCGATTGATCACCCCTTCGTTCGGTGGCTCCAGTAATTCCCGAATTATTAAAAATTGAAAATGAGTTTTCAACTATTGATTTAGCGGTTTTTTCTATAAAACTTTCTCTAGCACTAGATACATTATCACTAGAAGACTGTGTTTCTGATGCAGAAGCCCTAGTTTGGTAAGTCGGTCCATTTTTAATTATAGGCGTAAATCTAATATATGCCTTATACTTATCTCTATTTTCAATAGGGAACATGTATGTTCCACGAGCGTTATTAACCATCTAAATTATTCCTAATAAATAGAATTATCTTATTCTTATTTATATCATTAAAATGAAAGTATTATGAAAACATATCAAGGAAAATATAAAGTAAAACATAGATCAAAATATCGTGGTGATCCAGATAATGTAATTTACAGATCTATGTGGGAAAGACACTGCTTCAAATGGTGTGATAATAATCCTTCAATAAAAACTTGGGCATCTGAAGAAGTTGTAGTACCATATTTCTATGAAGTCGATAAAAAATATCATCGTTACTTTGTTGATCTAAAGATAACATTTAAAGATGGTAAGACTATTATTGTAGAAATTAAACCAGATAGTCAAACAATTCCACCAAAATTTCCAGGAAGAAAAACTAAAAGATATATTAATGAGGGTATGACTTATGTTAAGAACATGAATAAATGGAAAGCTGCTAAAAACTTTGCTGACGATAGAAACTGGGAGTTTCAGATTTGGACAGAAAAGACACTACAAAGTATGGGCATAATGCCAAAGCAGTCTAAGATGAAGAGTCTTCCGAAGATGAAAAAAATTAAAAAATCATTATAAATACTACAATGGCAAGTATATTTCAGAATCTTGAGATCGAAGCGTTTAGAGCAGGTATTAACCCTCGGACACAAGAATCAAGAGATTGGTTTAGAAAAAGAATCAGTGCTTTACGTGGCGGAGCAATGCGTAGAATCAATAGAAATCAACTATTGAGAGATGAAGAGCTGACGCTTGAAAATAGAGCTGTTATTGGCAATATGTATATGTTTTTCTATGATCCAAAACATAAAGATACTTTGCCCTATTATGATGGATTTCCATTAGTAATACCAATTGGACCAGCAGAGAAAGGTTTTCTTGGCTTAAATTTACATTACTTACCGCCTGTACTTAGGGCTAAATTACTTGATGGTCTTATGGATACAACAAATAATAAACGGTTTGATGAGTCAACAAAGTTTAATATAAAATATCAACAATTAAAGAGTGCTTCTAATCTAAGATATTTTAAACCGTGTGTAAAGCACTATTTAAATTCAAATGTAAGAAGTAGATATGCAAAGGTTGATTCACCGGAATGGGAGATAGCAGCATTTCTTCCAACTGCATCTTGGAATAAATCCAGTGGTTCTGCAGTATATAGAGCATCAAGGAAAATGATCTAATGAGAGTAGAAGATTTTAGAGCATCTTTAAAAGAAGGTTTGGCAAGAAATAATCTTTTTAAAGTTAGATTTCCAACGTTTACTGCCTTGCCCGATATCACAGCTAACCAATTAAATTTTATGTGCAAAAGTGTAACAATGCCTGGACGATCTATAAGTGTAAATGAAAGAGTAATAGGCATACCGAAAGCTGAAAAGGTAACAAACGGATTTTTAATAGATGATGTAACAATGAGCTTTATGCTCACAAATGCTTATGAAGCAAAAAGATATTTTGATTATTGGTCTGGATTATCTATAGATTTTGATACATATGAGTTAGAATATAAGTATGGATCATCTCCTGGTTCGGGTTATACTCGAGACGTTATGATATCACAGTTTGATCAAAATGGACACGTTATCTATACGTGTAAGCTTATAGATGCATTTCCTACTCTTGTAAATGCAATGGAATTTACAAATGAACAAGGTGGTTTAACAGAATTAACTATACAACTATCATATAATAATTGGGAAGGAACTGTCCATAATAGACAAGAAGCGCCCGTATAATAAAATGAAATGAGGATGAAAATATGGCACTGCCAAAGCTAAATGATAAACCAAAGTATGAATTGACTATACCTTCGGTAAAACAAAAAGTAAGATATAGACCGTATCTTGTAAAAGAAGAAAAAGTGTTGATGATGGCTCTTGAATCTCAAGATAAAACATCAGCATTACATGCAGTAGTTGATACTATTGAATCCTGCATTGATGCAGATATTGATAAAAATAGTCTTACATTATTTGATATTGAATATATGTTTATTATGATTAGATCAAAGTCTGTAGGGGAAGTAAGTGAACTTGGTATTAAATGCCAGCACTGTGAACAAACTAATGATATTGCAGTAAAGTTAGATGAAATAGAAATTAAACAAGATAAAATAGTGGATAAAGATATTATACTTGATGAAAATATTTCTCTAACTATGAAATATCCTAATTTTAATGATGTGTTAAAACTTGAGGACGGCGAATTAAATGAAACCGAAAAAACATTTATGCTCATAAGTAAATGTATGGAATCAATTGAAACCGAAGAAGAAAATATTTTATTAAAAGATGTTTCCGATGCTGAGGTAAATGACTTTATTGAATCACTTAACACACAACAGTTTAGTAAAGTAAGAGAATATGTTGAGAATATGCCAAGAGTGGAAAAGCAAATAAAGTTTATTTGTGGTGGATGTGAAAAAGAAAACAATATAACCTTGAGTGGTATCGATGATTTTTTTTAGTGGCTCTTTCTCATGATAACTTAGTGAATTATTATAAAACAAATTTTTTATTGATGCAAGAACATAAATACTCTTTGACTGAAATTGAAAATATGTTACCATGGGAAAGAGAAATTTATATTGCTATGCTTGTTGATTATATTGAAAAAGAAAATGAAAGAATAAAACAACAGAATCAAGGATAAGATCCTATGGCTACATTAACTGAAGTAGTAAGACAATTAGAAGAATCTAATAAGAAGTCTGAAAAAAGACACGACGAAATTAAAGTCGAAATAAAAAAAGGTATTACTGATGTAGCCAAGTCCATAAGTGGAATTAAAAGTGCTGGTCTTAGAGTTCCTGGTTTACAAACTCTCACTAAAGCAATTATTGATAACCCTATTACAAGAGCTATTGGTTCTTTTAAAGATGCAGTAATTAATTCAATCTCCGCACCGTTTAGAATGATAGGTAATGCAGTATCAACAATTAAAAATTCAATACTCGGCTTAGTTACAGGGGTGACTAAGGTATTTAAAGATGTTATTACTGCACCATTATCAGCAGCTTTCGGGTTAATTAAGAGTATATTTTCTACTAACTTTGAAAAAGAAAATAATATATTACTTGACAAAATTTTATCTCAAATGTTATTCTTAAACAATCAGGTGGATTCATATTTTGATTATTTAAAAACCCAACAACTTGATAATTTAAAGCAGGCATCTGATGATACTTCTATTCCTTCTGGACCAACAGAAACACAATCTCCAGAAGCGTCACAGAAAAAACTTAGCATATTTGGTATCGGCGGATTACTTGGTTCTATTCCTAAATTATTAGGTGGTCTAGCACTAGCAATAACTGCAGAGTTTTTAGGATTAGATAAATTTATTAAAGCGTTATTTGTAAGTGATGCATGGAAATCATTAAAAGCAATACCGACTAGAATAGTTAATGCATTTAAAACCGCATTTAAATCAATAGATGCGGCTATAAGCGGAGGATTTACTAAAGCATTTCAAGGTGTACTTAAGACTGTTCGCAACTTAAGTGCCGGGCTTATTATGTTTACTAAAACATTAGATTTTACTAGAATTGCTGCTTTCTTTGAGCCTGTTACTAATGCAGTAAAAAGAATAGGTGAGGTAGCATCAAAACTTTTAACACCTTTTAAATCAATTGGATCTGGTATAGGAAAAGTGGGTTCTGTTATGAGTTCTGGTTTATCTAGTATTGGTAAATTCTTTGGTACTATAGGAAAGATACTTGCTCCAATTGGAAATATATTAAAACCAATATTATCTGCAGCTAAATCATTTGCAAGATTTTCTTTTTTACTGCCGCTCATAACACTATTTGATTTTGTGAAAGGAGCTTTTAAAGGGTTTAATGAAACCGAAGGCGGAATAGTATCAAAACTACTTGGTGCTTTAGAGGGCGGTATTAAAGGTATTATTACTGGTATATTAGAGGGCGTTGATGTATTAATAGATGCTATTACTTTTTTCCCAAGAAAAATTCTTGAATTATTTGGTGCTGACAAACTAGCACAGCAAATAAAAGATTTTTCTTTAGCTGATATGTTTAATAATTTATATGATGGTGTTAAGAATTTCTTTGCAAACTTTAGTTCTAATATAGGAAGTTTAACTAACAGCATTGGTGGATTTATAAAATTTGGTATCTCATCTATCGGCGATAAAATAGCAAATATGTTTGATACTGTGGCCACAACCTTTATGAATTTAAAAGATAAATTTATTATTGCAATTTCTAAAATTGGATTTAGTCTTCCTACAATTTCTGTTCCATTACCTAAATTGTTAGGTGGTGGTGAGTTTACACTACTTAAAGGAACAAGAGTAGGTTTTGGTAGTGCTAGTTCAGCTGAAG